GGTGTCAGGCCGTTCGGCCAGGAGGTCGGCACCGAGGCGGTCATGACCAAGGTGGCAGAGCGGATGCAGACCGCCGGCCAGTCGCTGGAGTACACGCAGGAGCACGCGCGGGTCGGCGCCATCAAGGGCATCATCACCTACGCCGATGGCACCGTGCTCAACCTGTTCATCGAGTACGGCATCGCGCAGCCGGCAGCCATCACCTTCCCGTTCTCGCTCACGCCGCCGACCGGCGCCGTCCGGCAGCAGTGCCAAGTCGTCATCCGCACGATGGGCGCCAACCTCGACGGGCTGGGCTTCTCGGGCGTCGAGGCACTCTGCGGCGATGCGTTCTTCGACGCGCTCATCATGAGCCCCGAGGTGCGCGCCACCTACCTCAACCAGACCGGTGCTGCGGAGCTGCGCACCGGCTATGTGAGCGCAGGGCAGACGTGGGGCAGCTTCGTGTTCGGCGGCATCCTGTGGACGAACTACAGGGGCTATGTCGCTGGCGTGCCGATGGTCGAGACCAACACCGCCTACTTCTACCCGACCGGCGTGCCCAACCTGTTCTCCACGGTCTACGCGCCAGCCGACTACATCGAGACGGTCAACACCATGGGGCTGCCGCGCTACGTCAAGCAGTACAACATGCCCAACGACAAGGGCGTGCATATGGACACCCAGATGAACGCGCTCAACTTCTGCACGCGCCCGCTGGCGCTGCTGCGGGGCGTGTACACCTGAGCGGAGGCAGGGGCAGGGTGCATGGTGGACTTTGACAGGCTGGTTCTCTCGCCAGCCTCAGACATCTTCTCGATCAAGTGCCGGTTCACACCGCTCGTCAGCAGCCCCGGTGGGCCGGCGTTCGATTTGCGCGGCGTCTACTCCTCGACGCCGGTCGATGTGCAGATGCAAGACGAGACCGTCTTCTCTGACCAGCAGACTTCGCTGGGCATCCGGTTGCGCGATTTCCCTCAAGCGCAGCCGGACAGGGGCGACCTTGTCGAGATCATCGACACCATGCACCCACACTGCGGCAGGAAGTTCTGGGTCGGTGACCTGGACGAGGACGGCCAGGGCGGCGCCATGCTGATGCTCCGCACCTACAAGCCAGAGGACATCACCGACCCGTCAGAGGGACAAACCTGATGGCCGACATCATCAACATCCCGCTCAACGACGAGGAGCAGGCGCTGGTGGTTGAAGCCGCCAGGAGCGCGCGGCTGAGCGTCGTGCAGTGGTGCAAGGTCGCGATGCTCAAGGCGGCGAGAGCGCCGGTCGTCATCGGCAAGCCGCCCCACGCCAAGTCCGAGCCATGAGCCACTACGCCACGATGGTCGCGACGAAGGCGCATGACTATCTGGTCGCCGGGTTCGGCTCGCGCTTCAAGACCTATCGCAAGACGCCGATGCTCCAGGTGCAGCCATCCGACCTGCCGCTGCTGGGCGTCTACATCCTGCGCGAGCAGCGCATCCCGATGGGCAACGCAAACCACGCAGAGCCGAAATTCAAGCACACGCTGACGATGGGCTTCTCGGGCGCGGTCCACGCCGACACCGACGACCAGAACAAGCTCTACCAGCTTGAGGAGACGATGTCGGAGCTGGACGACATCCTCCTCACCAACCCGAAATTCGTCACGCTGGTCGAAGGCTTCACGGGCATGGACCGGCAGTCGCAGTACGCGAAGGTCGGGGAGACGACGCTGTTCGAGATCAGGGTCGAGATGCAGATGGAGTTCAGCGGCTGGTTCGATCCGCTGGTCGAGGACCTGTTCAACACGCTGCACGTCACCGTGGCGTATCCTCCAAACGTCGATCCCGACACCGTGCTTCAGATCATCCGCGTCTACGAGCTGAACATGGCCGCGAAAGCGAGAGCCAACGGCGGACATCGTCCGCACCAACCCTGACCTCTGAAGGAGACCGCACGCATGCCCGTGTCGTTCAACAGCATCCCAGCCAACTGGAAGATGCCGCTTTACTGGGTGGAGGTGGACCCCAGCATGGCGGGCTATCCGCGCTCGCGGCTCACCTCGCTGCTCATCGGCCTGATGTCGGCAGACGGCACCGCGCTCCCCAACGTGCCGATCCCGGTCCCTTCTCAGGCAGACGCCCGGCAGCTGTTCGGCTACGGCAGCATGCTCGATGCCATGGTCGAGAGCTTCACCCGGAACAACTTCGCCCAGGAGCTGTGGGTCATCCCCATCGAGGAGGCGACAGCCGGCGTCGCGGCCACGGCCTCACTGACCGTGACGGCACCGGCCACGGCGGCGGGCACGCTGCCGATCTACGTCGCGGGCCGCAAGGTGCAGATCGCGGTCGCGGCAGCGGAGCCAATCGCTGACGTGGCGACCAACATCGCGGCGGCAATCACCGCCGATCCCTCGATGCCGGTCACCGCTACGGCGGCTCTCGGTGCCGTCACCCTCACCGCCAAGTTCAAGGGCGTCGAGGGCAACGAGATCGACGTGCGGCTCGCCTACGGCGGGGCACTCGCAGCCGAGCGCATCCCCATCGGCCTTGTCATCACCACGCCGGTCGGCAACGTGCTCGCGGGCGGCACCGGCAGCGTGGACCTCAGCGAGGCCATCACCAACCTTGGCGACGAAATCTACGAGTACGTCGCCACCGGCTTCACCGACAGCACCTCGATCTCGCAGCTGGAGACCGAGTACGGCTTCACGGACATCGGCAGGTGGGGCTGGATGCGCCAGCTCTACGGGCACGTGTTCGCCGCCAAGAAGGGCGACCTCACGTCACTGGTCACCTATGGCCCGAGCAACAACAGCGGCGTGCTCTCGGTCATGGGCGTCGAGGCCAACTCGCCTACGCCGTCCTGGTCATGGGCCGCAGCCTATGCGGCGAAGGCGGCGCGCGCGCTGCTCAACGACCCGGCGCGTCCGCTCCAGACGCTCGCGTTGGAGGGCTGTCTGCCGGCGCCCAAGCACCAGCGCTTCACCAAGGCGCACTGCAACACGCTGGGCGGCGTCGGCATCGCCACGCAGGGCGTGAACGACGACGGCATCCCGGCGATCCTGCGGGAGAGCACCACCTACCAGAAGAACCTCTACGGCCAGGGCGACGACGCCTACGAGCTGGTGCCCACGCTGGCCACCCTCTCGGCTCTGTTCCGCAGCCAGCGCCACGCCATCACCAGCAAGTACCCACGTCACAAGCTGGCCGACGACGGCACGCGGTTCGGCGCCGGGCAGGCCATCGTCACGCCCAAGATCATCAAGGCCGAGCTGATCGCGCAGTACCGGGCCGACGAGTTCCTGGGGCGCGTCGAGAACGCCCAGGCGTTCAAGAGCAACCTGATCGTGGAGCGCGACCCCAACGATCCCAACCGGGTCAACGTGCTCTACCCGCCCGACCTCATCAATCAGCTGCGCATCTTCGCCGTGCTCGCGCAGTTCAGGCTCCAGTACAATCGTGGGATTGATGCGGCAGTGACGGTATAAGCCAGGGCGGCGCGCGCGGCGGGCGCGCGCCAACCTCAGGCGAGGCGAGGCATGGATGTTTACGGCAAGATCAGCAAGCCGTTCTGGGACGACAAGCCGGTCGCGATAGTCGGCGGCGGGCCATCACTCATCGGCTTCGATTTCGAGCGGCTCAGAGGCGCGCACGTGCTGGCGCTCAAGCGGCTCATCATCAGCATCCCGTGGGCGGATGCCGGGTTCGGTCTCGGGGAGTGGCCCGACAAGCTCGCCAGCGTGCAGAGCCGGGTCTACTGGGCCGTCGCGGAGCACCGGATCAGCGACCAGCCGCCGGCCAAGAACATCACCTACCTGCGCCGGCTCGACGGCACCAACGTGTCGGAGGACCCCGGCAGCGTCAGCGGCGCGACCGCAGGGTTCGGCGCCATGCAGGTCTGCATCCACAAGCGGGCCAAGCGCATCATCCTGTTCGGCTTCGACTACGACGGCAGGAACGGCGGGCCGCATCAGGGCGAGGGCACGCAGCAGTACGAGCGGCGCCGGCAGCAGAGCATCGCGAACTGGCAGATGTGGGCCGAGCACTTCAGGGTCTACGTCGAGCCGTTCAGGCGCCACGGCATCAGCGTGATAAACGCCTGCCCGCAATCGACCATCTCATGCTTCCAGAAGGCGACGCTGGACGACGGGGTCAGGCTGCTCGCGGCATGACCGACCAGGTCATCGCCTGCATCCGTGTCGGCACGCACCACTCGATCAAGAAGGTGGTGAGGCTGCGCGATTGCGTCGCTGAAAACCTCGACGTGCCATGCACCGTGGCGTGCTTCACCGATCAGCCGGACGTGTGCGACGGGGTCATCTTCATCGACATCACGGACATGGAGCTGACAGGCCACTGGGCGCGACTGCTGCTGTTCGAGCCGGGCTGGCGCGGGCAGGCCAGGGTGATCTTCTTCGACCTCGACATCGCCATCGTCGGCAACATCACGCCACTCACGACCGTGCCGGGCGAGTTCACCATCTGCGAGGACCCGCGCTCGCCATACGGCTACCACTCGGACGTGATGGTGATCGGCGGCGGCATGGCCGGCTTCGTCTGGTCGCACTTCAACGCGCAGCAGGAAGCGCTGATGCAGAAGCACACGGTGAATGCCTGCATCGAGGCGCTGTACCCGAGCGCGGCACTGCTTCAGGACCTCATGCCCAAGGGCTTCTTCTTCGACCGGCGCGGCAAGACCGCCACAGGCAGCGTCGGCCTGTAGCGCCACGCTCGATTGCGCCGCCACGGCGACGACGCGCGCCACGCAGGCGCAAGCCACCGGTATCGCAGCGATACAACCATCGGCACCGCCGCACCACCAGCGCGGGCGCGCGCCTTGAAATCCCCAGCATCATCAATGACTTGGCCGTGCTATAAGGGGCGGTCATCAACGGAGGATTTCCATGCCTCAGGGACCAATCGCTGGCACCGCGTTTCTCAAGGTGGACGGGGAGATGTACCCGCTCAAGGGCAGCCTCACGGTCTCCATCAGCCCGGTCGAGCGCAACGGCATCGCCGGCCAGGACTACGTGCACGGCTATCAGGAGCTGCCGCGCGTGCCCTACATCGAGGGCGATGTCAGCACGCTGCCCGAGGTCAGCACCGAGTTCCTTGAGGGCGTCATCGACGCGACCGTCACGGCAGAGCTGGTCAACGGCAGGGTCTACGTCCTGCGCAACGCATGGACGAAGGGGCCGGTCGAGATCAACACCTCTGACGGCCAGTTCAGGATCAGGTTCGAGGGCGTGGACGGCGACGAAATCTGAGAGGAGCGCGCATGGCGGGCGAGGCACCAGCGGCAGCGGCGAAGGCGGATGCGGCGGCTCCACCTTCGACCGACATCACCATCGACCTGACGAAGCCGGTGATGGCCAACGGCGAGATGGTCAAGCAGCTCAAGTTCAGGGAGCCGACCGGCAACGACATGACGCAGTTCGGGGACAAGTGGCCGGTCAACATCAACTGGACGAACGGCGAGGTCACGCCCAACCCGATGGTGATGGCGAACGTCATGTCCGTGCTGGGGGCCGTGCCGCCCTCAACGATCAAGGCTCTCAAGGGCAAGGACTTCGCGACGTGCGCGCACGCGCTCATGGGTTTTTTCGTGCCGGGCGCGCAAGCAATGCAGTTCTGAACTGCTACAGGCTTGCGCGTTTCTACTCGCGCTCGCCGGTCGAGTTCCTGAGCATGCCGGTGAGCGAAGTCGAGCGGCACATGCGGTGGACCGACAAGCTGCTCGCCACGTCGGAGGCGCAGCGGCCACGGACGTAGGGGCAGCAGCGCATGGCTGACGAGGTACTCAGGCTCAGAGCCACAGTCGTCTCCGACGAAGCTCTTGCGAACATCCGCAAGATCGGGCGCGAGATCGGGCTCATCCAGGCGCAGGGCGGCAAGGGCGCGAAGGCGTCGTCCGCAAGCTGGACCGAGCTTGGCAAGACCATCAAGCAGGTCAGCACCGGGCTTGGCGGCGCCATCACGGCTATCGCGCCGTGGGGCGTCGCAGCGGCGGCGGCGGGCGCCGCAGGCGTGGTGCTGGTCAACGCGCTGGGCGACATCGCGTCCGGCATGGTGCAGCTGCGGAACTCAAGCCGCGAGCTTGGCCTGAGCACCAGCGCGATCCGCGCGTTCTCGACGGAGGCACGCAGAGCCGGCGTCGCTCCAGAGGCCATGATGCAGGGCCTCCAGAACTTCACGCGCAACACCAACGACTTTCGCCTGGGCATCGGCCAGCTGCGCGGACAGCTGGTCGCGCTGGGCGCCGGCCCGGTCGTCGCGGCCCTCCAGAACGCCACCACGCAGATCGACCGGCTCAGGATCGCCTACGACTTCAAGGAGGTGCTCGACAGGGCAGACCCATCGGGCGAGCGGGGGCGCAGGTTCTTCGAGATGCTGGGCCTGGGCGCAGATGCCGCGCGCCTGTCGTGGCAGGGTCTTTCACAGACCATGGCGAGCCGCCCGCTGATCTCCGAGGAGGACATGCGGCGGGCGCAGGCATTCCAGGACGGTCTGGTCGAGCTGGGCGACGCCTGGGACGATCTCAAGACCTCGCTGGGCGTCATCCTGTTTCCGGCGCTCACCGAGGTGGCCCGGCTGCTCGAAAGTGTCGTCGGCACGACCGTCAACGCCGTCAATGCCATCCGCGACATCGTCAACTGGCAGCCGCCGGCATGGATGCAGTGGCTCTCCAACCCACAGATCGCGGCTGCCCGAGCGCTGGCGGCGAGCAGGCCGGACCTCGCGCCCCAGGTCGCGGCGCAGGCACCAGCGGCGGCAGCGCCGGTCGCTCCAGCCGCGCCGACCGTCGCTCCAACCGAGACGCAGTTTCGCGCGCTGCGGGCGGCGCGGGCGGCGCGGGCACCGGCAGCGCCGCGCTCAGAGATCGTCGTGCCAACGCCTGACGTGCAAACCATGATGCCGCCGATGGCGCGCGCGCCAGCCCCAGTCACGGAGGACGAAGGGGATCAGACCCAGGCACGCGCGCCTGCCGTTGCACCGCCGTCCGCACGGCAGGATGAGATGAACCGGGCCTTGCTCGAAAGCCAGGGCAGCATGTTCCGCAACATGAGCGCCCAGATGCCGGGCGGCAGATCGCCGCTCGCCAGCGGCGGCGACGAGACGGGCGCCTCGCGCATCATCCAGATCGGCGTCTTCGATGCGCTGGTTCAGTTCAAGCAGTACGTCGAGGCGGGGTCACAGGCAGCAGGCGGCGGTGGCGGCGGCGGGATGATGCCCGCGTCGTACACCCCAGGCGGCGGCGGCGGCGGCGGCGGTGGCGGTGGCGGTGGCGGTGGCGGTGGCGGAGCCCTGGACCGCATGCCAGCCGGCCCAGGAGCGGCGCCAGGAGGCGGTGGGGGCGGCGGGGCGCCCAGCGGGGGCGGCGGCGGTGGTGGTCCCTCAGGGGCAAGCGTAGGCGGCGGCGGGGCACCTTCAGGCGCCAGGGTAGGCGAGGCGCCGCTGCAAGGCAGGGCCGGCGATGCCGGCGCAGTCAGCCGAGGCAGCCTCATGCGCGTGGCGATGGACGAGCTGCGCCAGCAGGGCGTCCCAGAGGAGCACGTGCGCGGCGCCGCTGCGGTGCTCGTCGGCCAAGCGTCGTCGGAGAGCGGGCGCAACCCGAACGCAGTCCACGACCAGGGCAGCGGCTACGGGCTCTATGGCGCGCGCGACCCGCCTGGGCAGCGCACTCCCGGCAGGCGCACGCAGATGCTCCAGTGGATGCAGCAGCAGGGCTATGCGCCCAACAGCGCAGAGGGCCAGATGCGCTACATGGCCCGCGAGGCCATGACCGATCCGCACTATCGCGCATCGGCAGAGGTGCTGCGGCGCGGCGGCATGACGCCCACCGACGTGGACACCTTCACGTCCAATTTCGGGCGTGGCGCTCCTGGGACGATGCGCACGCAGGCCAGGACGGAGAACGTCGCCAGGGCATACCAGCAGGGGCCGACCGACGAGGTGATCGGCGGTCCCGGCGCGCCAGCGGTCGCGCCAGGGCAGGCGACCCCGGCGCCCGGCGAAGGGACGCCCGGCGTGCCGGCGGCACCTCCAGGCTCCGCAACCGGCAGCCGCATCAGGCCGGGA